TCACGTCCAAGATATCTGGTCTCGAAATATTTGAGTCTGTCCTCATAAGACTCAGACAACATCTTGCAAGAACCCGTAATTCCACATTTGAATGCAACTTCCTTCATTTGCTTTCTGCGCAATTCGTAAACTTCTTTGCCGTGTTGCCACCATTCACGTAAAGCAACATCAATATTTTTGGCAGATTGATCTTCCAAAGAATCAACTTTGGATTCAAGAACGTTGTGGAGACATTTGAAAATAGATTCTTCGGCCAAAGCTCCATGAATCATACCAGTATCCGCATTGAATTTATTCTCACGCTTCAAAAAATCGGCTTCGAGATCATTCATATATGGGGTTGGTTCAGATTCTTTATCTGGCATGGTAAAAACCATATCGCGTTCTTTAAGAAAATTGGCATACGAAATGTGATTAAACCAATCATAACCTTTCTTCACAGAACCTTTCACATCGTCACCATAGGTCATGATAGCTACTACCTCACGAAAAGGTAATGGCTTGCCTAAATGGGATGGCCAGAGATGGAAATACGCACATCTTAATTGCAAGGAGTTGACTATACAGTTAATGTAAACTGTAAGATTTTGTCCAGAAGGATTAGATCCTTTGTGGATAATAATATCTCCATTGTAAGCTACACACGAATAAGCAATTTCAGTTGCAATACCCCTCATGATAGTGAGGTCATCTTGAGTGTACTTACCACACTTTTCTGCAATCTCAATTAGAGCAGCAAAAGCAGCATTAATAAGCTGTGCTGGCATACGAAGATCATACTTACTATAATCTCCAGCCAAAATACGATCTGCACCGTGTTTCTTCATGTGCTTAGCCAATTGATCCCATTCAGGACCTTGAGCATTCACACCTACTGCACACTCTGAATCGAGTGGAAATAGTGATAACATACGGGCAAGTGGCAGAAAGTATTTACGAACCATCATTTGTGTGGCCCAATCAGCAGCTTGAAAAACCCTGACCTAGTCTTTGGTCTTCTTAGTGGGTTCATCCTTGACGCAAGCTTTGAATATAGAGTAACATCTCTTGCCAGAAAGCAATGTCTGTTCCATCTTCTTCATTTCTTCAAGAATCATAGGATGTGCTACAGCTGGGCATTGGAAATCCGGATAGTCCATAGGATCCAATAGTGTAATCATTTCGCGTTTTGGCCCAGATAATGGATAGCCTTTTGAAGTTCCTTTTGGCATAGCATCAATAAAGCGCTTACCATCTTTACCACATAAAACTTCCATATCGTTCATAGGCCTCAATTCTGAAAACACCCACGAATTAAATTTGTCACGTTTAAAAACATCTAAAAGACCATTCACATAATCTTTATACGCTGCCTCAACGAGACTACCTTCAATCCCCGCACTAGGATTGGCTGAATGAGCCAAGGATGCTTGCCACATCCTGGTTCTATGAAATTTAGGAGCACCATGTTGGTTTTCAACTCCAGTTACTTCAGCAACGGTATCTGAGATGGGTGTTTTCCTAACTTTACTCTTAGTATGAGTAACACGCTTGCCATCTTGACCCAAATATTCGACATTACTGCCGATGGGCAAATAATTGACAGGTGATTTCTCATGAATATCTTGAGTAACTAAAACTTGTTGTTCATAACGAGTTCTAGGAAAATCACCATTTACAGTGGAAGGGAAAGCACCTTTCCATTTCTTAAATGCTTTATCCCAAGTATCTTGAATTTCCTGTTGGGTGACAATTAATGCCTTCCCTTTAGGAGAATCAGG